AGCAAGCAGATTGCCTTCATCAAGCTGGCAAATGACAATGGTTTTGTTGGTACAATTTCTAGACAGGACGCAAAGGCGCTTTGTCTCGCACATGACTTCAAGTGGCCGTCTTGGCTTGCCAAAGACGATGTATATCGTCACTCGCGGGGCGTTTATAAGCTTCCCAATATTGATAGTGAGAGTGTAAATATGCCCAAGGTTTCCAGAGTTGATACGCCCGCTCCGCAGGCACCAACTCCGACTCTAAATCTCCAAACTCTTGGTACGAACATCTCAGAATCTCTGATTCCGATGCCCAATCGCAAGTATGTGCCTTTTGGAAACTTTGCTGATGTTGAGGCTATTATTTCGTCAAATATCTTCTATCCGATCTATGTCACGGGTCTTTCTGGTAATGGAAAGACGATGATGATTGAGCAGGTCTGTGCCAAGGCTCGTCGTGAAATGGTGCGTGTAAACATCACCGCCGAGACAGATGAAGATGACCTGATTGGCGGTTTTCGTCTTGTTGACGGTCAGACCGTGTGGCATAACGGTCCTGTCGTCATGGCGATGGAGCGTGGCGCTGTTCTTCTTCTGGACGAGGTTGACCTCGGTTCAATCAAGCTTATGTGCCTTCAGCCTGTGCTTGAAGGCAAGTCCATCTTCATCAAGAAGATCAACAAGCTTGTCCAACCTGCCAAGGGATTCACGATTGTCGCAACTGCGAACACCAAGGGTAAGGGCTCAGATGATGGTCGTTTCATCGGCACCAATGTGATGAACGAGGCTTTCCTTGAGCGTTTTTCCATTACGCTTGAGCAGGAGTATCCGCCCGCCGTCACCGAGAAGAAGATTCTTCTTAACATTTTGGATCGTTCATCGGACGATGACAAGATGTTTATTGAGATGCTTATCAAGTGGGCAGAGGCAATTCGGCGCACCTATTATGATGGTGGTGTGACCGAGATCATTTCGACTCGTCGTCTGGTTCATATCTGTGAAGCTTATAACATTTTTGCGAAGGATCGCAAGAAGGCTATCCAGCTATGTCTTAATCGTTTTGATACTGATACCAAGACTTCGTTCATGGATTTGTATACTAAGATTGATGCTGAGGTAAATCCTCCTGCTCCAGTTGTAACGCCGGAAATTGTTGTAACTTTTCCGGAAGCTGAAAAGTCAGTTGAACAGATGATCAAGGCTGCAGACGAAATTCCGTTCTGAACTCTTGACAAATAACTTCAACATTGATATAATGTTGAATAATGAGGCAATGTTCTTGGTTGCTCATCGCTTCATTTCTTTTAATGCAACCTTTTGTTATGGAGTAAATATATGGCTAAGATTTCTGCTAAGACTCGTATGCTTCAGGTTTTGAAGAGCGGCGGTGAGTATAATAGCTTTTCGGTTGCTCAGGGTCGCAATCGGTTTGGCGTAACGAATGTTTCGGCTCGTATTGCCGAGCTTCGTGCGGATGGTCATCCGATTTATACAAACATCAAGCGTCGTGGCGATGGCAGCAAGGTTAGCGTTTATCGTCTTGGCACTCCGACCAAGGCAATGAAGGCTGCTGCTCGCAAGACGAAGACTCGTCGTTCTGCCTGATTCAATAGTTCATATTGAGTCTATGAAGGGGAAGAGAAATCTTCCCCTTCTTTATATCTAAGAACTAAATAGGAGTATGATTTAGTAATTATTTTTTGATTGGAGTATAACATGGAAATTTCTATCTCAGTTGAAGAATTACGCAAAAGAAAGTTGTTTATTGCTACACCAATGTATGGTGGTATGGCAAATGGACTTTACATGAAGTCCTGTCTTGATCTACAATCAATTTTAAATCAGTATGGTATTGAAGCAAAGTTTTCGTTTCTGTTTAATGAATCTCTAATTACTCGTGCAAGAAATTATTTGACTGACGAGTTTTTGCGTAACGAAGGTTTTACACACCTTCTATTTCTTGATTCAGATATTCATTTCAATCCACAAGATGTTGTTACACTTCTTGCGTTAGACAAAGAAATCATTGGCGGCCCATATCCCAAAAAGTCAATTAATTGGGGTAATGTTGCAACTGCGGTAAAAAATAAGACAGATATAGAAGCTGGAGAACTTGAAGGCTTGGTCGGAGAATTTGTTTTTAATCCCGTTGCAGGAACAAAACAATTTACAATTACCGAGCCACTTGAGGTCATGGAAATTGGCACGGGATTTATGATGATCAAGCGTGAAGTTTTTAAGAAGTTTGAAGATGCATATCCAGAATATCGTTATAAGCCAGATCATGTTGGTCAAAAACATTTTGATGGATCACGATATATTCATGCTTATTTTGACACAATTATTGATCGCGGACCAAATGCACCAGGCTCTTCGGAACGTTATCTCTCCGAAGATTATTTTTTCTGTCAAATGTGTCGTAAATTGAGCATTAAAGTTTGGCTGTGCCCTTGGATGAAAACACAGCATGTTGGCACATATGCCTTTACTGGTGATCTTTCAAAGATTGCACAATACACAGGACGTATATGATCATAGGATTTGTCGGCAACATTGGCAGTGGAAAAGGAACTGCTGGTGATATTCTGATGGAGCGAGGCTTTCTTTGTGAAAGCTTTGCTGCCCCTTTAAAAGCAATTACATCCAATCTCTTTGATTGGCCTAGACATCTTTTAGAGGGTAACACTCAACAATCGCGTGAGTTTCGTGAGAAAAATGATGAATGGTGGTCAAATAGATTGGGAAAAAATATTACGCCTCGTTCGATGCTTCAAATAATAGGAACCGAATGTATGCGTGATTGTATACACCCAGATTTTTGGGTTGCTTGTTTGGAGAGACGAATAAAGATAAATCAAGATTACGTGATTACTGATGTTCGTTTTCCCAATGAAATTGATTCCATTCATAACATGAAGGGTAAAATTGTTGAAATACAACGAGGCCAATCTGTTGATTGGTATGTACATGCTTGCATGTATAACAATGGGGATTCTGGTGTAAAACCAAACGCTCATTATTCCGAGTGGGCCTGGATGGGATATAAAACAGATTATACCATAAACAATAATGGATCTATAGAAGATCTTGAAAAAGAAATTGAGTTAATGCTTGAGTGCTTGACACCACCAGAGTAAAGTGATACTATTATCTTCATATAACCATGGAGTTTTGTTATGAAATTTTCACAAGAGACGGTAAATATTTTGAAGAATTTTTCCCAAATTAATACGGGAATTTGCTTCAAGCCAGGCAATGTGATTTCAACTATCTCACCACAGAAAAATATTTTGGTTGAAGCCACAGTCAAGGAAAACTTTCCCAAAGAATTTGGTATATATGATCTTCCAACTTTGTTAAGTACTCTTTCTCTTAGCGAGGAAGATACCGAGTTGTCGTTTCATGAAAAGCATTTGACCATTGTCGGAAATAATGGTCGTTCAACAATCACATTTCGTTATACTGATGCATCAATGATTGTATGTCCGCCAGACAAGAAGTTGGCAGTTCCTTCACCTACTGTATCTTTTGATCTATCCGAAGTTGATCTTGCATGGATTTCGCGTTGTGCGGCTGTTCTTCAACAGCCAAACGTATCCGTAGAAAGTGATGGAAAAAAGGTGTACGTAACTACATTTGATTCTACAAATGATGCATCTCATACACAGAAACTCACGATTGCTGATGGTAATGGTGAGACGTACAAGTTTGTTCTTCGTACCGAAAATCTAAAGATTCTTTCTACCGATTATAAGGTAGATGTAACAAAGGGAATTGTCACTTTCTCTGGTAAGAACATACCAATCAAGTATTGGATTGCAACTGAAAAGCCAAAGGAGTAATACATGTCTACAATTGGAAACAATAGTGGTGTTCCTAGCTTGTCTCCAGAGGAGATCAAGAAGATTATTGATGCGGTCGAGGTTATCAATGATAGCATGACTCGTGTTGCAGCAGAGAAAGATCTTGTGAAGGATACTGTGAACAAGATTCATGAGGAAACTGGCTTTCCTAAAAAACTCTTGCGTCGTATTGCAAGAACGCATTATAATAGATCCTTTGAAATGGATCTACAGGAAAATCGTGATTTTGAAAGCACATATGAAACAATTGCAAATCAAAAGTAACTTTGGAGATTTGGAATGTCTAATAATGATCAATTTTTGTGGACCGAAAAGTATCGACCACAAAAAGTTGCAGATTGCATTCTTCCAGAAAGTATAAAGAGTGTTTTTCAGGAATATGTAAATAAAAAGAATATTCCGAATCTCCTTTTGACAGGTGGCCCTGGTGTTGGTAAAACCACTATTGCCAAGGCTATGTGTAATGAAGTTGGTTGTGACTTCATGGTGATCAATGGTTCCGATGAACGTGGTATTGATGTTCTTCGCTACAAGATCAAGACATATGCATCTTCCATGAGTTTTTCTGGCGGAAGAAAAGTCATCATCATTGATGAAGCAGACTATCTAACACCAGACACGCAAGCAGCCATGCGAGCTGCCATTGAAGAGTTTGCCTCAAACTGTTCTTTTATCTTTACTTGCAACTACAAGGCTCGTTTAACTCCGGCCATTCATTCACGCTGTTCCGTCATCGAATTTAAGATCAAGAATGGAAATAAGGTGAAGATGGCAGCTGGTTTTCTAAAGAGAATCCAGAATATACTTGATCGGGAAAAGATCAAGTATGATAATGGCGCCATTGTTCAGATCATTCAAAAGCATTTTCCAGATTATCGCCGTGTATTGAATGAGTTGCAGAGATATGCAGTTTGCGGTGAGATTGATTCTGGAGTGCTTGCACAAGTCGGTGATGTTAATCTAAAGGAACTTGTTGATTTCTTGAAGAAGAAAGACTTCACATCCATGCGTAAATGGGTTGCAACAAACTCTGATGCCGATCAAAATAAAATCTTTCGTCAGATCTATGATGCGTTGTATGATATCGTGCAACCACAGTCTATTCCACAGACTGTAATTGTGTTGGCCGATTATCAGTACAAGTCTGCTTTTGTTGCCGATCAAGAAATAAATATGGTTGCATGTTTGACAACCATCATGATGGAGTGTTCGTTCAAGTGAGTATTTTTTGTGATATTGTAGAGTCCGAACTAGAGATTCTATCTTGGATGTTCATGACTAGAGCTGATATCAAAAAGATCATCAATATTCCTTATGGAGTATATGCATTTACAAAGCCAATGAAGTCTTTACCAAAAGACAACATTTGGCCACACACGATTGAAGAAACTCAATATTTTGGAATGGCGGGCAAGAGTGAATCATATTTAGATTTTCATCATGATAGAAAACGTGATACTGTAAACAACGCATATTGGTCACAAAGTATATTGCATAAAAGAATATGTGCACATATAAAGAAGCTAAACACCAATATTTTGACTGAAGAAAAAATGTATAATCTTTATCATGAGTTATATGGTGTAAATGATGTAGATAAGATTACATTGTGTGTCATGCGGCCTAGAAAAACAATAAAAAATAGCGAGATTAGGGCATGGTTAAAAGCAATGGAAAGCAATATAATTTTAGCATATTCAAATAAGTTTGATCAGATTCCGATACTAAATTCAGATCATAAAGTAAATATTGGAAATAATTTGAGAAGGGAAAATTCATACTGTCAAGCTAGAAGAAAGCAGCTTGAAAACAACTTGGAAGGATTTTTTGCATAATGGATCTATTCAAGGATATTATACCCTCAATTCAAAAGACAAAAAAGGACTTGTCAAATGAGCCAGACTTTAAAAAGTCGTATAACGCATTTGTGGTCAATCGTGCGCTATCATATCATGTGGATTCTATACTCTACGCCAATGAAATGAATAGTAGGCATGGACTGGACGAAAATCTACAATATCATTTTTATCTAAATACTATAAGATCTATGAAACGCAAGTTTCAGCCGTGGGTCAAAAAAGAGAAGAATGATATTCTGGAGGCCGTAAAAGAGTACTACCAGTTTTCTAACGCAAAGGCATTAGAGGCAATGCGTCTTCTCTCCACTGATCAGGTTGATCATATAATAACTATAACAAAAAAAGGTGGAGTGAGTAATGTGGAGCGTAGAGGACATGGTGGAGGTGACGCTAAAAGAGCGTGATGACTTCCTAAAAGTCAAAGAAACACTAACTAGAATAGGCGTAGCTTCGAAGAAAGACCAAACACTTTATCAGTCTTGTCATATTCTTCACAAGCAAGGTAAATACTACATCGCACATTTTAAGGAATTATTTGCACTTGATGGTAAGCCAACAAACTTTTCAGAGGGTGATGTCGCAAGAAGAAACTCAATTGCAAATTTACTAGCAGAATGGGGTTTGATAGCAATTGTGAAGCCAGAAAAGACCACAGATCCAGTATCACCTCTAAATCAAATCAAGATATTAGCTTTCAAAGATAAAAATGATTGGCAACTTGTAGCAAAATACAATATTGGTAAGAAAAAAATTGAAACTGAATAATTGATGGAGAGTTATATTATGACAACAAAGTTGAAGTATTTTAAGTTACATCCTCAAGCATTGGCACCAGTATACTCAACAACCAATGCTGCCTGCTTCGATATTTTTTCCTGTACATTTGCCAATATGGGTTTCGACGGATATGATGATACAGGAAAAAAGTTTACTCGACTATTGACAACAGATGGTGGTATAACTGTATGTCCAAAAGAACGTATTCTTGCTCCAACAGGATTAATTTTTGACATACCTAAAGAGTACTCAATTCGTATTCATCCTCGTTCTGGATTATCTCTCAAAGAAGGTCTAACTTTGGCTAATGCTGAAGGAGTAATTGATTCCGATTACATGGAAGAAACATATGTTATGTTAACAAATATTTCAACAAAAAATATTGTTATTCCCAATCTATCAAGAATTTGTCAGGGCGAACTTGTACGAAATAATAAAGCAACATTTGAAGAGATTAAGAAAAGACCAACTCGTGATGATACAAATCGTAAAGGTGGATTTGGTTCTACAGGTTCAAAAGTACTTGACAATTCATCAGCAAATACTATATAATAGATACTCTAGCGCCATTTTGGGCTAGAGTATTTTAAACTTGCTTAAAAGGAGTTAAAAAATGACATTCGCATACGGACGCAGTCTACTTCCTTCAACTGTTGGTTTTGATAGGCTTCTATCTACGCTGGATGAAGCACTAAATATACCTGAGAAGGTACTCACCTCGTATCCACCATACAATATCGCGAAGATAAGCGAAGATAAGTATGTAATTGAACTGGCCGTTGCTGGCTTCAAGAGAGAGGATATTGATATTACTCTTGAGGACAACAAACTAACAATTCAAGGAAATGCAAATAAAGATGAGATCGCAGATAAAACTTATTATCATCGTGGTATTGCTCTTCGTAATTTTACCCGTGTATTTACTCTCGCAGATACAGTTGTAGTAAGTAATGCTGATCTTGTTGATGGACTGCTTGTGATTAAATTACAGAACATCATTCCAGAAAGTAAGAAACCAAGAAAAATTTCACTAATAAATGAAAAAGTTGTTGTGTAAAAAATAATTTCTGAATAAATAATCACACTTACTTTCAACAATCAACCAGTCACCGTGAACAGAAAGTTCACGGTGACTTTCTATCTAGAAAGGATACTTTGATGGAACAATACTGGGGTTATCACACCATGCTTGATTGTCGCGCTTGTGATATTGAATCAATTAAGAGTCATGATAATATCTATAATTTTGCTAAAAGTCTTGTGAATGCAATTGATATGAAAGCTTTTGGGGAACCCCAGATTGTTCACTTTGGCGAAGGAAATAAAGCAGGTTATACACTTGTTCAACTCATTGAAACAAGCAATATCTGTGCTCATTTCTGCAATGATTCAGGTGATGCATACATTGATGTATTCTCTTGCAAACCTTATGATCGTGATGTTGTTCGCGATGAGATTATCAAGTTCTTCAATCCTCGTCAAATTACAGTAAATTATATTGAACGACAGGCATAAAAATGAGTGGCGTATCATATATGGGTCGCCATGTCATTGCCGATCTTCATAATGTATCAACTGAAATTCTTGGCTCCATCAATTTTTGGAAAGATATTCTAATTGATGGAGCCATAAAATCCGGTGCCACAGTTCTAAGTGATCACTTTCATCATTTCGGAGATGGTTATGGTATTACCGGTGTAATTATTTTGGCCGAGAGTCATATTTCAATTCATACTTGGCCAGAAAAAAACTATGCAGCAATTGATGTGTTCATGTGCGGCACTTGCGATCCTGAGGTTGCAATAGATCATATTACAAGCAAGATAAATACTTTTGTTAAGAAAGACTTGATTTATCGTAAATAATTTGATATATTGTAATTAAGTTTTGGAGATTTATCATGAGATATATTGGATACTCAGTCTCTCGCTGTGTGCGTGATATTGTAAAAAAACGCATCAATATCTACGCCATAGAAATTATTATTGGTCGCACTTCAATAGAAAATGAGCAACATGTTGCTGAAGTTGCTCGCTCATATCATAATCTACCAAAAAATGATTATCATTCTTGGTATGATTTGGATTATAATGCGTGTCATTCAGTTCTTTTAGAACTATATCGTGACGGTAAATTACATCAGCCAAAATTATTTGGTAAGTATCCTATTCGTATGGATAATCATTGGGGTGTAATTTCACCATTTCCCATGAGCGCATTTTGATGAAAGCCGTTGTTATCATACCAACAACGGGCGACAAGAAAGTCTTACAAGCAATTAAGAGCGTTGAAAATCAAACTTACGCTAATACAAGTTATCTCATCGTTGTTGATGGTGACAAGTTCAAGCATGAGTTTGATGATCTATTTGTAAATTCCAATTTTTACACGCCACCAAAAGATGTTGTGTATTTAAAGTACAATACTGGAGCTAATGGTTTTTATGGACATCGTATATATGCAGCATTTTCACATCTTGTAAACGAAGACATTATTCTTTTTCTAGATCAAGATAATTGGTTTGAATCTAATCATGTTGAGAATCTTGTTGAAACAATAAAAACACAAAATCTTGCATGGGCTCATAGTCTTCGCAATATCTATGACAAAAATGATAATTTTCTATGTGAAGATGATTGTGAAAGTCTAGGCAAATGGCCAGCATGGAATGGACTTGACAATTTTCATGTAGATACATCTTCATATGCATTTAGACGAGAGTTTCTCATACAAGTTGCATCTTTATGGCACTCTGGTTATGCGGGAGATCGTCGCTTTTTTAATATAGTTAAATCAATACCAAATGCACCATATGGAACGAGTGGCGTATATACATTGAATTATAGGCTTGATGGTAATCCAAATTCCGCATCACCAGAATTTTTTCTACATGGCAACAAGATGATGGAACAAAAATATTACGGAAAATTTCCTTGGAGAAAATTATGAGCAACATAAAAATTGAATACATGCAAAAATATGGATCAAATAAAGTTTTTGTGGAAACAGGAACATATTTGGGTGATACTGTTCAACTTGCACTAGATGCGGGATTTGATTTTGTTCATACAATTGAAGTAAACCAAGGTATGTATGATAAATGCAATTCTCGTTTTCAGAATAATGATAAAGTAAAATTGTGGCTTGGCGATTCGGTAGATATTATTCCAAAAATTGTAGACGAACTAACAGAACCCGCAACATTTTGGCTTGATGCACATGCAAGCGGCCCATTACCGGGAGGAAGATATGCACCTTGTCCTCTTATTTTGGAGCTAGAAGCTATCTATGGTAAAAAGAAATTACAATTTACTGAGAATGAAACAAAAGTATTTCGTGAAAAGTCTTCCATTAATACACATACAATTATGATCGATGATCGTCGTCTTTTGGGCTCAGCTGAATGGGGATATGTGCAAGAAAAGCAAATTATGGATCTTATTTTTGCCATAAATTCAAATTATAAGATTCATTATCTTGATGGTCATCAAGCAAACGATATCATTTGTGCTACGGTGAAATGATATGAAAGATCTTATTCTTGGATGTATAACAAATTATACTTTTGATAAAGTTGCAAACTGGGCAAACTCAATTGATCGTTCTGGTTTTGATGGACATAAAGTTGTCATAGCATACAATGTTGGCTTTGATATTGTAGATGAACTTACCAAAAGAAATTACACCGTAGTTACTTTCAATCGTGATGACGCAAATAGAAAATTTACATATCGTGAGAATTTTAATATTGTAGTTGATCGTTTTTATCATTCATGGCGTGTGTTAAACAATATTGAAGATCAAATAAGATATGTGATCGCTACGGATGTTAGGGATATTATATTTCAACGTAATCCAACGGAATGGTTAGATAATCTTTCTTCTTCTCATTCGAATACATTGATCGCTTCTACAGAAGGAATTAGATACAAGAATGAGGTTTGGGGAAACAATAATATGAGATCAAGTTTTCCTTTTGTTCATGAATACATGTCAAATAGAGTAATCTATAATGCTGGAGTGATAACGGGAAAGTCACATACAATCAAGGATTTATTCTTGAATATCTATATGATTTGTGCTAACATGCCACATACTATTCCTGGTGGTGGTGGACCTGATCAAGCAGCATATAATATATTATTGACAATGAAGCAATATGAAAGTATTACTAGATTTACAAATGCAAAAGATGCATGGGCCGCACAACTTGGAACAGTTGCGGATCCCAGCAAGATAAATCAATATAGACCGCATTTGACAGACTTTGAACCAATAATAAAAAATGGTGAAGTCTTGAACAATGAAGGTCATAAGTATTACATCGTACATCAGTATGATAGAATACCAAATCTTCTTCCACTAATAAATTTAAAATATGGAATGTGAAATGTCAGACATAATTAAAATCAACACGGCAACAAATTCATTTAAAAAAGTAGACAAGCCATTGACAATTGCGGAATATAAACAACAGGGAAAGTGGCCTTTTGATTTTATTTCAGGAAAAGGTCTTGTTAATGTAATTAATGATCATTCTGTTCGTTTGAACAGAAATGTTGTAGGGCTTGAAATTGGTATTTGTAAAGGGGAAAACATTGTTCACTTTTTAGAACAAACAAATAGAATTGATAAAATTTATTGTATTGATCCATATCTTCCTTATATGGATTGGGTTGGTCCCGTCACTCAAGAAGATATGGACCTTTGGTATGATATAACAATAAAAAACTTTGCGCCACATGCAGACAAGATTGTCATGTACAAAGAGGCATCTGATAAGTGTGTAAACAAATTTGAAAATAATCAATTTGACTATATTTTTATTGATGGTGATCATTCGTATCAAGGTGTGACTAATGACTTAAATAACTTTTATGATAAACTAAAAATGGGTGGTATCTTTTCAGGTCATGATATTAATTTACCAGATGTTCAGAGAGCCTTGTCTGAATTTAGATCAACAAAAAATATTCAGAATGAAATGAAATTTACTGATATAAATGTTTGGTACTGGATAAAGTAATGGAGAAAAAACCATTAAAAGTTGGATTTGTTGATGTATGTACTTCTGAATTTTACGAAACAATATTGTCACAAAGATATAAATTAACAATAGATAATGAAAATCCAGATTTTCTTTTCTTTGGCGATGAAAATTTTGGAACAAGAAATTTACAATATTCAAAAGATAAATGCATAAAGATTTTTCATACGGGTGAAAATCGTAGACCAGAAAACTATGATTGTCATTATGCAATGACATTTGATCACAATTTCAATTCGTGGCATTATAGATTACCTGGTTGGGCTTTAGTTCCATTCTTCTATAAAAACTTTGAATTTAATCATATATTCAATGCACATAATATTAGACATCCAAAAACAAAATTCTGTGTATTCATTCATAGAAATGGAAACAACAACGTAAGAAATGCTGCTTTTCACGAATTGTGCAAGTATAAAAAAGTTGATAGTGCTGGACCACTATTTAACAACATAGGTGCTGTGATTAGTCCTGACTATGATGCAAAACTTGATTTTATCAAGGATTATAAGTTTGTTCTCTCGTTTGAGAATAGCCCTCATCCGGGATATGTTACTGAAAAAATCATGGATGGTTTTTATGTGAATTCAGTTCCAATTTACTGGGGTTCGTCAACAGTTGATCTAGACTTCAATGAAAATTCATTTATCAATGCGGGTAAATTTAATTCAATGCAATCGCTAATTGATCATATTATAAAAGTAGATAATGATGATGATCTATATAATAAGATGATGTCTGAATCTAAATTAAAATATGGTATTCCGCCATCTTGTTTGATTTATGAAAATTTCTTAAATTGGTTTGATGCTATTGTATATAATAAAATTAATTCGAGAATTAAATGAAAAAACATAAAAAGATTATAGTATGGGGCGCAAAATATGAAACAGGTCATACCCATGCATTTACACATGCTGCCTTTGTCAAAGGTGCCCAATATTTAAATGAAGAAGTTTATTGGCTAGATGACACCGATAATGTTGATCCTTCATTTTTTGACGATTCATTGATTGTATCAGAACATTGGATAGCAACAACACATCCAAGAAGTCATCGTTTGCCTCTAAGAAAATCATCAACATATTTCATGAATTATCTTGGTAATAAGAAAGGCACAAATAATCCAGGTGCTTCACATTATCTTGATAAAGTTGGTAGAATAATAGATTTTAGATTTGCAAACGACTGGTCTGATAATTACTGGGAATACAAGTATGAACCAGTAAAGTATATTTCTATCAATGATGGATTTTCGCATCTTGAAAAGGGCGAAGAATATGATAATTTCTATAGCATGTGGGCTACGGATCTCATGCCAAACGAGATCAACTTTGATGATTGTCTAACACCTTGGAAAGAACCTAAGCATGTGTTTTTTTCGGGAACAATTCGTCAAGATAATCAAGACCAATTTGAGCCATTCATTCGCGCATGTAAAGAAAATTCTATGACATTTTATTTTAATGATGTTTGGCGTCAGGTGTTAACAATTGAATCTGTAAAGCAAGCATCACTTGATGCATTTTTGGCATTGGAATTACGTCCAAAGTTTCATGTTGATATCGGATATAAATCATGTCGTGCATTCAAAATTATTAGCTATGGACAACTTGGAATGACAAACTCACGCGCTGTGTATGATTTTTTTGATCAAGAAATAGCATTTCATGAGGACCCATATCAACTATTTCATATCGCTTCTGAAATGAGAAATAATGTAAAGACAAGAGATTTAATGTTAAATCAAATGAAAAAAGTTAAAGAAAAGCATACATACGCTAGTAGAATGAAGGATATTATTACGGCTTGTGAAATGTGAGGTTATTATGAATACCATTTTGGTTACTGGTGGTGCTGGTTATATTGGTAGTATTTTTGTAGATCAATTGTTAAAAATAGGTAATTATAAAGTTTGTGTAATTGACAATTTATATTACAACAATCAATCATCTTTAAATCACTTGATGCATAACAATCTTCTTGAAGTACGAAGAGGTGATGTGCGAAAGCCAAGCGATATAGATCCATTACTCAAGAAAGCAGACATTATTATTCCACTGGCTGCTCTGGTTGGTGCACCAATATGTAATAGAGATCCGGTTGCAGCATCTTCCACAAATAAAGATGCAATATTCGATATGCTGGATAAGATTAGTCCAAATCAAACAGTAATTATGCCAACAACAAATAGTGCATATGGTTCTGGAAACAATGATAATTTTTGTACTGAAGAGTCTCCGCTAAATCCAATTTCACTTTATGCAAAAGACAAAGTTGAAGTTGAAAAGAGACTAATGCAACATCAAAACGCAATTAGTTTACGACTAGCCACAGTATTTGGTATGTCTCCTCGTATGCGTCTTGATCTTCTAGTGAACGACTTTACATATCGTGCTGTGCATGATGGATTTGTTGTTTTATTTGAAAGTCATTTCAAAAGAAATTATATTCATGTTCGTGATGTATCAAATACATTTATCCATTGCATAAACAACTTCGATACAATGAATGGACAAATTTATAATGTAGGTCTTTCAAACGCGAACATATCAAAGCTTGAATTGTGCAAGACGATCAAGAATTTTATTCCAAAGTTTACCTTCATGGAAGCACCATATGGACAAGATCCGGATCAAAGAAACTATATAGTATCAAATGCAAAGATTGAAGCAACAGGATTTAATCCAGAGTTTTCTCTGCAAGAAGGTCTTGTTGAATTAATCAAGGGTTATGAACTTATTCGTAATACTCGTCATGGAAATGTGTAATGATCATAATTAGAACTCCGTATAGAATTTCATTCTTTGGTGGCGGCACAGATTATCCTGCTTGGTATAGGGAGCATGGCGGCTGTGTTTTGTCCACCTCTATAAACAAGTGTAGTTTTCTTGTTCTTAGAAAACTACCAGAAATATTTGACTATAGATACAAGATTCGTTACTTCAATGATGAAACAACAAAGTCTGTAGACGATATTCAGATACCAGTCATTCGCGAAGCAATTAAATACATGAACTTTGAAGATGGTCTTGATATTACCCATCATGGTGATCTACCAAATCGCACAGGTATTGGATCAAGTTCAAGTTTTACAGTTTCTCTTATTCACGGATTAGCTACTCTTAAAAATGAACAAATTACCAAAAGAGATCTTGCTCGCAAATCAATCTATCTAGAGCAAAATGTTCTTCGTGAGGCAGTAGGATCACAAGATCAAGTTGCTGCAGCATTTGGTGGATTTAATAAAATTGAGTTTGGTGGATACACAGATTTTACATGTTATTCATTACATCTAAAGAAAGATATTCTACAAGAACTTGAGTCGTGGGTTCAATTGTTCTTTACCGAAAAACTTCGCAATTCATTTGATATTGCTGAAAAGAAAATAATCAATATTAGTTCAAAGAAGATTGATCTAAACATTATGAAAGACTTGACACACGAAGCAGAGCGTGTGTTATATGAACACAGAATATATGACTTTGCAAATCTTCTCAATGATCAATGGAAATTAAAAAAGAATATGGAATCATCAATTACGAATACTGAGATTGATGACATCTATGATAAAGGCATTCAAGCCGGAGCTGTTGGTGGAAAACTTCTTGGTGCTGGTGGTGGCGGATTTATTCTTTTTCTAACACCACCACACATGCAAAAGAAAGTTGCAGAAAAACTAAGACTTAGACAAGTACCACTAAATTTTGATTATTTGGGAAGTCAATTAATTTATCACGATTATCAAAACTGAGGTTATCATGAAAAAGATTTATGTTGCAGGTCACGCAGGTCTTGTTGGATCTGCCATTGTTAGAATGTTGCGAGAACAAGGTGAAACAAATATTATTACACGCACATCAAAAGAACTTGATTTAACAAACCCTATTGCAGTTAAAAATTTCTTTAAGCAAGAAAAACCAGATCAGGTTTACCTTGCTGCTGCAAAAGTTGGCGGTATTGTGGCAAACAATACTTTTCCAGCTGACATGATTAATATAAATCTTCGTATACAAACAAATGTGATTGATACTGCATACCTTTATGGTGTAAATAATTTATTGTTTTTAGGCTCGACATGCATTTACCCTCGTGAATGTCCTCAACCAATTAAAGAAGAATATCTACTAACTGGTCATCTTGAAATTACGAATGATGCATATGCAATTGCAAAGATTGCAGGAATCAAGATGTGTCAAGCATATAATCGCCAACACGGAACTGATTATCGTGCTGTCATGCCTAGCAATGTATATGGTCCTGGTGATAACTTTCATCCAGAAAACAATCATCTTGCTGCTGGATTGATGCGTAAGTTTCATGAGGCAAAGTTTAGTAAAACAAAGGCAGTTCTATGGGGAACTGGAACTCCTCGTCGTGAATTTCTATATTGCGATGATCTTGCTCGTGGTTGTATTCATGTATTGAATGCACCAAAAGAAGACTTTGCAAAGACAGGCGGATTTGTAAATCTTGGTCCAGGTTATGATCTTAAAATTTGTGACTTTGCTGAAATACTTGCAAAAGTTGTGGGGTATAATGATAATTTTCTATATGACACATCTCGTCCTGATGGAACAATGCGTAAGTTGACCGATGTATCAAAAGCACATGCACTTGGTTGGAGACCGCAGATTTCTATTGAAGAGGGATTAAAAACAATGTATAATTGGTATGTTGATGGTCTCAAAAATGGAATAGTAAGAACATGAGATACGTTGTAACTGGTGGTGCTGGTTATATTGGTAGTCATGTAGTTGATGAACTACTAAGACGCGGTCATGAAGTTGTGGCCGTAGATAATCTTTCAACTGGTCAAATAAAATTTATTCAGCATAATTTGGATAATAAGAATTTTACTTTTGTTCAAGATGATATCAACGGAAATCTTTCTTATCTTACAAATACTGATGCAGTATATCATTTTGCTGCGAATGCCGACATAAGAAAAGGATTCAAGAATCCAAATCTTGACTTCAAGAATAACATTGAAGGCACAATGAATATATTACAAGCCATGAATTATCATGGTGTCAAGAGAATCATATTTGCATCAACATCAGCTGTATTGGGTGAGATTGATCAAAATAGATTACCCGCTTCTGAAACAATTTCAATGCCTGAACAAACATCTTTATATGGTGCGTCAAAGTTGGCTGGAGAAGGATTTATTTCGGCCTTTTGCGAGGGATTTAATTTTGAAGCATATGTATTTCGTTTTGTGACTGTTCTTGGTCCTAGATATCCTCATGGATTTGCATTTGATTTTGTAAAGAAGTTATTGACTAATCCTTATTATCTTGAAGTTCTTGGCGATGGAACAGGAATTAAAAGCTCCATACATGTTTCTGATGTAGTTTCTGCTGTCACAATGATAGGAGAAGATATTAGACCAGCAAGAGACAAGAAAAGAAAATATGAAGTGTTCAACATTGGTAATGATAAAACATATCGTGTATCAGATGCTGCACAGTGGGTTGCTCATGCTATGGGTTTGACACCAAAAATAGTATATGGAAATACTCTAAAGGGCTGGCCGGGAGATATACCCTATATTCATCTTGACACATCCAAGATCAAGACATACGGATGGAAATCAAATTATACATCAAAGCAAGCAATATATGAAACTGTAGACTGGCTTACACATAATCATTGGATATATGAGGTGCGTGAATGAATACAAATACAATTGTAATTGTTAGTGGTGGATTTGATCCACTACATACTGGTCATATAGAGTATCTTAGATCTGCAAAAATGTTTGGTATGAGACTATTTGTAGGTGTTAATTCAGATGATTGGTTAAAACGTAAAAAAGGCAATTTTTTCATGCCATTTGAAGAGAGATTAAAGATTGTTGAAAGTATAAAATACGTTGATCAAGCAATGGGCTTCAATGATGATGATGATAGTGCTGCCGATTTGATACGAACAATTCGTCAAAATTATCCCGATCTACTATTGATTTTTGCAAATGGCGGCGATAGAATAGGCGGCACTTATCAAAGTGAATTAGAGATGAAAGAGGCTGACGAAAGGATAATATTTGCAGTTGGCGTTGGTGGAACAAATAAGACAAATTCATCAACAAATATTCTTGATAGATGGACTTCTATTACAAAATGGAAAATATAGTAAAAAAAGCAATCATATTTGTGCCAACAGGAAATTATCCTGACAAGTTTGATGATAGATATGACAAAAATGCTCATTGGCGCTCAAAGCATTCTGACCGAACATATGAGATAGTTAGCTGTGTTTATAAAGAAGGGTTTGAACCAGACCCAAATACATACGATCATGTGTATCATGTTCGTGGTCATAAATGGCAAATGGTGCGCGATGTATTCAATCAATTTGATTATACAAAATATGATTATGTTGGATGCATTGATGATGATCAAATTACAGATGTTTGGAATATAAATAAAGGTCTTCAAATGGCAAGAAGATTTGATTTTCGTCTATGGCAATTATCCATGGCAGAAGGTTCAGATCTATTTTATCAATGTCTAGCACAAGATAAGGGAATAGATTTTTCGGAGACAAATTTTTTGGAATGCGGTGTTCCCGTATTTAGAACTGATATATTTTCTCGTATACTTAAAGCTTTAAATTCATGGCCGGGGTATGAACAAGCTTGGGGGCTTGATAAAGCATATTGCGACATCGCACAATCACATGCACATGTGGTTCATAATGCATCAATATATCATCCGCCCAGAAATGCATATTATGATAAAACGGGTGCAATGAATGAATTGAATTCTTTCATGACATCTATCTATCCTAGAATGGCACGTGAAGTATTTGGTCATGAATCAATGGTAATTGATCAACAAGTTACATATCATAGATTCAAAATGGGTAGTTGGTGATGTTTCAAAATGTAGACTATAAACAGAAGTCACAAGAGTTTAAAAATGCTATTCCATTTAATCATGTAATTATTGATAATTTTTTTGATGATGATGTTGCTCGCAAATTGTCTCGTAGTTTTCCCAACTATGAAGATGATTCATGGAAAGGTATATATAATAATCCCATAGAAATCAAAAAGACAAATCAATCTTGGTCGCATTTTTCATTAGAATTCTATAAAGTATTTCATCAACTTCTTAGTAATGAATTTGTTGATAATTTAAAAATTTTGGTGGGAATTAATAATTTATATGTTGATCATGGATTGCACGGTGGGGGTTTACATTCTCATTCTTCTGGAGGAAAGTTGAATGTTCATCTTGATTATTCAATACATCCCAAACTAGGTCTTCAAAGAAAATTGAATTTGATAGTTTACTTAAATGAAGAATGGCAATCACATTGGGGTGGACATATAGAATTTTGGTCTCATGATAATGAAAAGAATGTGCCAAGAAGATGCGAGAAAAGAATTGCACCATTGTTTAATCGTGCTGTGATTTTTGATACAACTCAAAATTCTTGGCATGGTTTACCAGAACCTTTGAAGTGTCCTCCGGACCAAATGAGAAAAAGTTTGGCTGTTTATTATTTAACTGACATTGACGAAAATACAAGAGATAGATTTCGTGCAAAATTTGTTCCATACAAGGAACAAGAAAATGACCCAAAAGTATTGGATTTAATAGAAAAGAGAAGTAATAATCAAACAGCAAGTTCTGTATATGTGATAGGAGTTTGATATGATCATAGATCTTGGTAGTGGGCCATGGCCAAAGCCCGATGCAACAATTCGTGTGGACGTAAATCCTTGGCCACATGTAAATGTTCAACACGATTTGTCAAAGGTGCCTTATCCGTTTGAATCTAATATAGCGGACAAGATATATTTCGGTGATGTTATTGAACATCTATCAAAGTTCATTGTTGATGATGTTCTAAAAGAAATTTATCGTGTTTTAAAGCCTGGTGGATTTCTTGAAATCACAACTCCAGATATTGAATGGGTTGCGGAAAGAATTTACAAGAAAGACTGGCACATCATGGCTAATGTTGATTGGCTTAATAAAAACAGGGATCCGTTTGAAGATGCCATGGAAGTCATTTATGCCGGATGGCTTCATGAAACGGATCATAAGATTCCTGGTATGGGTCATATCAATGGATTCAATCAAGAAAAATTAACAAAGTATTTGACTCGTGTCGGATTCAAGAGTACAATGAGAGTTCCTGATATGAGAAATCCTGAACCTGCTCGTGGTTCTGTATTAAAAATGTTGGCTTATAAATGAAAAAACTTCTTGTCACTGGTGGCGCAGGCTTCATCGGAATAAACTTCATCAAGCACATACTTGATATTGAAAGAGTTGACGTAGTTGTTGCTGATAAGTTCACATATGCGAGTAATCCAGAAGAACTTGTAAACAACATGAAGATTGTGACACATTGCATGGATTTAGCTGATTCATCATCAGTAGAAAATCTATTTAATCTACATGAAATTTCTCATGTTGTGCATTTTGCAGCCGAAAGTCATGTTGATAGATCTATCAAGGATTGTAAACCTTTTATACAATCAAATATTATTGCTACAATTAATTTATTGAATGAGGTAATAAAACGAAAAATTAAAAAGTTTGTTCATATATCTACCGATGAAGTTTTTGGTGAAGTGCCAGTTCCCGCTAAGTTTAATGAATATTCAAATATATGTCCAAGAAATCCTTACTCGGCAAGCAAAGCTTCTGCTGAACACTTTGTGGAAGCATATGGTAATACATATGGATTACCATATACAATAATCAATTCTTCAAACAATTACGGTCCATGGCAATATCCCGAAAAGTTTATTCCTTTAGCAGTGAGCCGCATATTAAAGAATCAAAAGGTGCCTGTATATGGTACAGGTAGTCAAATTCGTGATTGGATATTTGTCAAAGATGCTGCCGAAGCAATTCGTTGTGTTTTACATCATGGAAATATACACGAAAGATATTGTATTGGTGGAGAGCAAGAAATAAGAAACATTGATCTTATTCGTACAATAATTCAAAAGATGAATGTTAATGAATCGTTTATAGAATATGTTACGGATCGTCCCGGTCATGATGCAAGGTATGCCACGTCAATATTAAAGATTAAGAGAGAATTGAAATGGAGACCAAAATATGATTTATCTGATGGATTAAATGAAACAATAGAATGGATAAAAAAATATGAAAATAGGATTCAATTGTAGTAGCTTTGATTTGTTACATGCAGGTCATGTAACGATGCTAAAAATGGAAAAAGAATTATGTGATTACTTGAAGGTTGCACTTCAAGTTGATCCTACGATTGATAGACCTGGTATCAAAAACAAACCAATACAAAGTGTCTATGAGCGTTACGTTCAGTTACAAGCTTGTAAGTATGTTGATGAAATTTTGGTATATGAGACGGAATTTGATTTGTTGCAATTGTTAATGACACAAACAATTCATGTTCGTTTTCTATCTGATGAATATCTAAATCGAGATTTTACAGGAAAGCAGTGGTGCATTAACAACGGCATTGAATTACACTATCACAAGCGTCAACACATATACGGATCGTCCGAACTAAGAAAACGAACATACGAAATGGAAAAGAAACGATTGGATGAAATGATTTTTAAAGAAATGCCTCAACATCATCCGGAGCTATTGAAGCAATGATTACTCTAATTGGACATGGATATATTGGTAAAGCAATATGGACAAAACTCAATATTCATAATTATTTGCCAGTATATTGGATTTCACATAAAGACAAGGTCCCAAGAGATACGCAAGTAATAGTAAATGCTGCTGGATATACAGGATCTCCTAACGTAGATGCCTGCGAACTATACAAGGAAGATACTATTGCAGGAAACGTATTGTGGCCAATTGAACTTGAAAGAAAAAGTTTGCATATTCCAATTATTCACATTTCTAGCGGATGTGTATATACAGGATATCAAAAAGATTTTACTGAGAATGACGAACCCAATTTTAATTTTGATAACGGAAGTTTTTATAGTGGATCAAAAACTTTGGAGCAAAAACTTCTTGCGCCATATATGAACAAGTCCTATATATTGCGAATTCGTATGCCATTTGGTTCAGAAAAACATCCGAAGAACTTTTTGACAAAATTAGAAAAGTATGCAAAACTAATAAACTTTCGTAATAGTCTAAGTCACATTGATGACGTTGCTGATACCGTACTATTTTTTGTTAGAAATAGACCAAAGCCGGGAATCTATAATGTTACCAATGGTGGCAGTAAGACCACAAAAGAAATTGTAGACATGATGAAGTTGAATAAGAATTGGTTTACAGAAGAACAATTTCGTGCTGCAGTTACTGCACCTAGATCAAACTGCGTTCTTGATAATACTAAATTAAAAAATATATTTCCAATTCGTGATATAGATGTTGCATTAAAGGACGCGATTGATAAGTATAAATGAAATCTGATAAACTTATTGCAACCAGCTTTTCAGAAAATGGAAGCAAAAGTCTTGCAAAATTATTGACAAAAAAGTATGGTTGTACTATAATCAAAGAATCTACATATGATAAAGAACGTGGAATGTGGATATTTACATATGCCGATTCATTGTTGGAGACCATAAATGAAGATCCTAAAAATGAACGCACTCGCAGAAGCACTAAACAAAGTAAAAATAAAAGAACCAGTCGCTCTTCCATTAAATGAATGGTCAAAATGGCAAGAAGAGCAAAAAAAGAATCGTCCAATAATGTATTTTTGTCAACTTGTTGTTTGGCAAAAAATCAAGGACATTTGTGAAGATATTCAACGCAAGTTGTGGGATGATACAATCCATGCGATAAAGTTTCGCACGACTCACAAATACAATGTTCTTCATACTGGTCTAGAACCAAACTATTATGATTTAGACACTCGTATTCTTCACGGCTTGTTCAACGAGTTGGTCAATTTCGTTGAATGCGAAAAGGCGTGGATGAACGTTGTGTGGGGTAAGGAACCCGGCAAACGTGGTCTATTTGAAAGATTTCGTTCACCAGAACTTGGCATTCAATATCTTCAATCGGAAATTGATCTTGAGGGTGATGAAAACAAGGTTAATGCGGAGACAGCAAAGGAAACACTTGCACTCTACAAATGGTGGAAGGAAGTATATCTAACTCGTCCTGATCCTATAGACGCATCTGGTTGGTCTGCATATCTCGACTTACGTCGTGAACAAGGTCATGACATTCTTGAACATCATAATAATCGTTCCGAAGATGAAAAACAAAAAGAGCAAATGCTGATTAGAAATCTTAACGAAATAGAAGAAGCATATGCAAAAGAAGAAGAGGAAATGCTTCTTCGCTTGATCAAGATTCGTAAAAGTTTATGGACATGATTACACACGCATTATTTCCTACGCTCGTAGCTGAGTTTCATTATGATAAGAAAGAAGATTTCAAGCAAAGGTTTTTCAATAGAGTTCTACATCACATGGATGAACATGGTTATTCCATGGAAACTACTGGTAATGTTAACATTCATCATGATGAAGAATTGAGTGACATATTTGGATTTGCAGCTTCAAATGCATTTCAATATTTAAAAACTTTGGAATTGAATGACGAATTTGATTTGAATCTCGTAAAGACATGGCTAAACATCATAACGGAGTTTCATACACCTTATCACAATCATGCTGATTCGCATTTGTCTTTTGTCTATTACATTCAAATTCCAGAGAATCTAAATAAACCAGTAAACTTTGCTATTGAACGTTCTCCAAACGAATTGTTTCATGGTATTGGAAATACCAATATCAATAATTGGAACACATGGAATAGTACAAATTGGTACTTCAATCCTGTAGAAGGACAAATGTACATGTTTCCAGGCAAACTATTTCACTATACGTCGGGTTATGGTTCTGGGTCTCCCGACACTCCAGTGAAAACGCTGGATGATCTAAAACCTAGACGCATATCTATCGCCGGTGACTTTGTTCTTACATATAAGCAAAGAATCGGTCGGGCTTATGGTATCATGCCCGTTTCCAATTGGAAAGTATATAAAGGAGTATAACATGCAAAAGACTGAATTTACTCAGCGTAGCTATGACGGTAAGTGGGTTCTGTGGTCGTATGAAGTTGATCCGACCATTGATCTTGAGGATTTTCGTGGGCGCGAAATGTTAATTCCCTATCGTTGGATTCCTCGTGGTGTTTATGACTATTTTGTGGAGTTTGAAAATGTCTAATATTCGTATCATTAAGTTAATTACTGGAGAAGAACTTCTTGGTGATGTAACTGATCAGGGTCTCTCATATTCAATCAAAAATGCTGTGATTGTAGCACTTGTTCCTAGTAGAGCAAATCCGCAGCAACCTTCAATTGGTTTGGCACCGTGGATGCCATATGCTGAAAACGAATCCGTAATGATTACAAAAAATAATGTTGTTTATGAAGCAAAACCAATTAAAGAGATGGTTAATAACTATAACTCTATCTTTGGAGGAATAATTACTCCACCAAGAACTCTTCTTGTATAATTCATCTTTTTATGATATTATGCAAGAATGATAAAAGATTTTTATACGAATGTTGCTGTTCTTGGCAATAACATTCTTTATCGTGGAATAAGAGACGGTAAAAAAATACGAGGAAAGATTCCATATAGACCTACTCTATATGTATCTTCCAAAAAATCTACGGAATATAAAACTCTTTTTGGTGAATATGTTGATACAGTTCACCCTGGTGGAATCAAAGAATGTCGTGAATTCGTTGAAAAATATAAAGACGTTCGTGGATTTACAGTATATGGAAACACGAACTATCAATATGCATTCATTTCAGATGCACATCCAGACGATATCGAATGGGATATTGAAAAAATCAATATAGCCATCATTGATATTGAAGTTGCATCGGACAATGGTTTTCCAGAACCAACTGCTGCTAATGAAGAGATTACTGCCATCACGATAAAATCTAATGGCAGATATTATGTTTTCGGTTGTGGCACATTTGATGCATCCACAATAAAATATGATGTTCAATATGTAAAATGTTCAAGCGAGATTGATCTACTCAACAAATTTCTTGATCATTGGACATTAAACTATCCTGATATTGTGACCGGCTGGAATATTAAGTTTTTTGATTTTCCTTATCTTGTCAATCGCATCAATAAAATTCTTGGTGAGAAAGAAGTCTATCGTCTATCTCCTTGGGGACGAGTTAGTGATCGTACAGTTGTAATCATGGGTCGTACAAATACTGCGTATGAAATGCTTGGAATTGCAACACTTGATTACATTGAAATGTATCGTAAGTTTGCGCCAGGTGGTGTGTCTCAAGAATCATATAAGCTTAATAATATTGCAAATGTGGAGCTTAACGAAAAAAAGATATCATATGAAGAGTATGATAGTCTAGATCATCTATATCGTAAAAACTATCAGAAATTTATTGAATATAATATTCATGACGTTCGTCTCGTGGAAAAGCTTGACGACAAGTTGAAGTTGATTGAGCTGGCTCTTACTCTTGCGTATGATTCCAAGACAAACTATGAAGATGTATTTACACAGGTTCGTATGTGGGATACGTTGATATACAATCATCTTCGCAAAAAGAACATTGTCATTCCTCCAAAGAATGAAAATGAAAAGAATGCTGCATATGAAGGTGCATTCGTCAAGGATCCGCTTGTTGGTATGCACAAATGGATGGCCAGCTTTGATTTAAATTCGTTGTATCCACATTTAATCATGCAATATAATCTTTCACCTGAAACACTTGTACAAGCATCCAACTATAAAAAAGAGATGCATGATATATTGCGTAATAAAATTTCAGTTGATGAGCTTCTTTTACAAAATGTAGATATATCTGCGTTGAAAGAATTAAATGTAACATTTACACCAAACAAACAATTTTTTCGTAGAGATATTCATGGATTTCTTCCTGAGATAATGGAGCGTATGTATGAAGATCGTTTCGTATATAAGAGAAAGGCCCTTCAAGCCAAGAAAGAGTTAGAAAATTGCAAGAACGAAGATATGCGCTACGAAATTGAAAAACGTATAGCACGATACAATAATCTTCAACTTGCAAAAAAGTTGTCGTTAAACTCGGCTTATGGTGCAATGGGAAATAAGCACTTTCGTTTTTTTGATATTCGCATAGCGGAGGCAATAACTCTTGCTGGTCAATTATCCATTCGTTGGATTGAGTTGCGTATTAATGAATATATTAACAAATTATTAAAAACGGAGAATGTTGATTATGTCGTTGCATCGGATACAGATAGCATTTATCTTACACTTGATGGGATTGTATGCAGATCTTTTGGTGATCGTATCGAATCAACTGAGCCTGCAAAAATCATCACATTCATGGATAAGATTTGTGAAACTAAAATTCAACCTTTTATTGATGAGGCTTATCAAGATCTTGCTTCGTATATGAATGCGTATGCACAAAAGATGCAGATGAAACGAGAGGCATTGGCAGATCGTGGTATATGGACTGCAAAGAAACGCTATATCATGAATGTGTATAACAATGAGGGCATACAATACGCAAAACCAAAATTGAAGGTCATGGGTCTTGAGATGATTAAGTCATCTACACCTGCTGCCATTCGTGAAAAAATGAAACATGCAATTGAAATTATTCTTCGTGGATCAGAAAGTGACATACAAAATTTCATTGAAATTTTTAAGAAAGAATTCAATAATCTTTCTCCAGAAGACATATCATTCCCTCGTGGTGTTACCGGTATGGAAACTTATGAGGATGCTGGCACCATATACAAGAAAGGCACACCAATTCATGTAAAAGGTGCGTTATTATACAACAATCTTCTAAAGAAACATAATCTGACAAAGAGATATCCAAAAATTCAAGAAGGTGAAAAGTTGCGTTTCACATATCTTAAACTTCCGAATGTTATAAATGATACTGTAATATCTTATCCCGGCAGACTACCAAAGGAGTTTGATCTACATAGATTTGTGAATTATGATTTGCAATTTGATAAGGCTTTTATTGAGCCACTTAAAGCTATTCTTGATTGTGTTGGTTGGAAGGCATATCAGGAATCTGACTTGACTTCTTTCTTCTCTTAATATAAAATACAATATATTTGAAGGAGTTTTTCATGAGTAATATTTTTTCGGCTCTAATCAAAGAGGCTGGTAATGAATATGCTAGTCTTGTTGAAGACGGCATTGAGGCCGGCGATGTGACTGGTTATATTGGTACAGGTTCATATGCACTAAATGCATTGCTTTCTGGTTCAATTTATGGTGGTCTTCCAGCAAACAAGATCACAGCACTTGCAGGTGAGCCAGCAACAGGTAAGACATATTACACGCTAAATGTGGTTAAACAATTTCTAATTGACAACCCGAATGGCGGTGTGATGTATTTTGAATCCGAATCTGCACTAACAAAACAGATGTTTGTTGATCGTGGAATTGATGTTCGTCGTGTGCATATTATTCCCGTAACTACAATTCAAGAGTTTCGTACACAGACTGTAAAGATTCTGGACAAGTATACAGAGACTCCTGCAAATGATCGTCCGCCAATGTTAATGGTTCTTGACTCTCTTGGTAATCTCTCAACCGAGAAAGAAATTACCGATATAACCGATGGCAAAGACACGCGAGACATGACTCGCTCGCAATTGATTCGTGGTGCATTTCGCGTCATCACCTTGAAGCTTGGTAAGGCAAAAGTATCGATGATCATCACGAATCACACATATGATGTTATTGGATCATATGTTCCTACAAAGAGGATGGGTGGCGGCTCAGGTCTTGAATATGCTGCTTCAACCATTATCTTTCTTTCAAAAAAGAAGGAAAAGCAAGACAACGAAGTTGTTGGCAACATCGTCAAGTGCAAGCTTCAAAAGAGTCGTTTGACGATTGCCGACAAAGTAGTTGAAACGCTTCTTCGTTATGATTCTGGTGTTGACAAGTATTATGGTCTTCTTGATCTAGCTATCAAGTTCAATATCATCAAGAAGATTTCAACTCGTCTTGAACTACCAGATGGTACCAAGGTATTTGAAAAGAATATTCTAGAGAATCCAGAAAAGTATTTCACGCAAGAAATACTTGATCAGATCAACGAAAACTGTGCAAATGAATTTCTATATGGAAAGACGGAGGTAGCAACCGATGATAGTGAAGAGTGTTAAAGATCTCTTCAAAAAATCCATGATGATGGATAAAGACTTTGATCTTGATTCGGATTTTAAGAATGAAGACAAAAGCAAGATGGCTGCCATCAAGATATTGACTGGTAGATACAAGGGAATAACATTTTGCTTTGGTGGCATTAGGGTTGAAGATAGGGAAAACTCTGATGGAACATATACATTACACTTTGATTATGATATACTAAAACCAGGTAAACACAATCCTAAAAAGCTGGAAGGTAGCCAAGCATTTACGGATACGCTAGGAGCCATTCTAAATTCTATCATCATAGCCGGGATAGAGAGAGAAAGGGAAACGCACGATGAAGAGACTGGAAACAACTATACTGAAGAATTTGATACAAAACGAAGAGTACGCGAGAAAGGTTCTTCCGTTTCTGAATGATGAATATTTTACCGAGAGGTCGGAAAAACTTGTATTTCAAAATATCAAAGATTTTATTCTGAAATATAATGCTCTTCCAACTCTTGAGGCTCTTCATATTAACATCAATAACTTATCTGGTGTAAAAGACGAGGAAATAAAAACTGCATATGGTATTTTAGAATCAGTTGAGCAAATAAAAGAAGAGAGAAGCGAACAGCAGTGGCTAATTGACAAGACAGAAAAATTTTGTCAAGAAAAAGCTATCTACAATGCTGTTCTTGAGTCTATTGGTATTCTTGATGCAAATTCAAAATCTATAAAAGATAAAGGTGCAATTCCAAAAATTCTTTCCGACGCATTAGCAGTTAGCTTTGATAGTCACGTTGGTCATGATTATTTGGATGACTCGGACGCACGATTTGATTTCTATCATCGTACAGAGAAGAAAATTCCTTTTGATCTTGACTTTATGAACAAGATTACAAAGGGCGGATTGCCATCAAAGACATTAAATGTGTTTTTGGCAGGTACCGGTGTTGGTAAATCATTGTTTATGTGTCATGTTGCGTCTGCTTGCCTTGTTCAGGGTTACAATGTTCTCTATATCACAATGGAAATGGCGGAAGAAAAAATTGCAGAACGTATTGACGCAAATCTACTTAATGTTACTTTGGACGATCTTTCAAATCTTCCAAAAGATATTTACGATAAGAAAGTTGAAAGAGTAAGAAAGACAACAACAGGTAAGCTTATCATCAAAGAATATCCAACTGCTCTAGCTTCAACAACACACTTTCGCACATTGCTAAATGAATTGCTCTTGAAAAAGAGTTTTCGTCCAGATATAATTTTTATTGATTATCTCAATATTTGTTGCTCGGCCAGAGTTAAACCTGGTTCAAATATTAATTCATATACTTACATCAAAGCCATTGCCGAAGAGATTCGTGGTCTT